ATTTAGTGTATATAACTATAACCAAAAATTCTACAGATCGTAGTGACTTTAATTTTATAAAGAAGTTGCCCATTCACGGCTGTTGGCCACCGCTCAAATCATTAGTTGATCTGAGATTTAAGTTTTTAACTCTGCGATTCAATTCTCGAGTTTCTCCCTCCGGAGTTGTTTTTGATTTAGCATTTTTAGTAAATGCAGCATCAAGCGATTTCTTGACTTTGATATTTTGTGCCAAATCCCCATAAGTCAAGCGCTGGGGTGGAGCGATTGGAAAACCAAAAGTAAAGTCATCTCCTGGTGAAATCCATGTGTGGTATGCACCATGTTCAGTAGTATTGACCTCATTGTAACGCCAACCAGCTGCAATTTTAACACTTTGCCAGCGTTCGTACATTCCACCCAACGCCCAACTTTGCACATGGAACTCATTTTCGTAAGGAATTTCGACCACACCGTATAGTTGAGTATCAGGATTCCACAATGCATGGGGATTTGGTTGTGAATATGGAAGCGTTTCATTTTCCTCCATATCAGGACTAAAGTTTTCAAAAAGAACGTCCCAACCTTCATACCCATGTCCATTGGTAGTAGTGCTGCTGTATTGATAAATTTTCTTAAAAATATAGCGCATACTACCTTTATAGAATTTAAATGTTCTATAAACAGTATTCATGCGTGGATCGCATGCTGCTGCATTGGACACAGTGTAAATACTATAGGTCGTAAAATCATGCATCTCCTGTTTCCAATCGACAGTGTGTGGTTCAAGGTAATCACTTCCAGAGTTGTTATGAGTCCAATAGGTCAATCCAACACGATTAGGTCTAGTAATTAATTCCTTCCAAGAATTAACACTATCACCATTGGCCAAGTTTTGATAAATAAAAGTGGTTGCTGGAGCCAAAGTCTCGAAGTCCTCTCTGAACATAGCGCGAGTGTCATACGAGCTCTGAGCATGAAATTTATCTGATGCTATATCGCTATCCATAATTATAGCATCGTATGGTACTCTATTTGCTATCCTGGTAAATCGCATTCCTGGTCCAGCTGCAGTCCAGATAACACAATCAACAACGCTATCAGCAGATGAGTTAACGTTTTTAACTGGATTTACAAGGAAAATGGACACTTGCCCTGAACAATGATCAATTGACGGAACCATACCCATGGATATGCCAGATGGAAACACACGACTCCAAATTTTCTCATTGAAATAGGGTATTTCAATATCTACATTGGTTTCACCAGTTATATCAATGACTTTTGAATAAACACTGCCAGAACCGGCAGTATCTTCATCAGATGAATAGACTTCAGGTGTCCAAACTATTCTGACACGTGCAGTTATAAATTTACTTGTTACGAATGAGATTCTATAACGAATAGGTCCATTCCACAATTCAAAATTACAAGCTGCATTAGCCAGATGAGTGGGAGTAGCAACAATATCGCCTGTTTCACTATCAGTAGAAGATGGGCAAACCAAAGGGTGAACCCTCCAACTCGCTAAAAGTGATTTCGTTAGAGAAGAATTGGTAAATGAAAACAGCTTGAAAACAGTAGGCAACATACAATAATTCGATAATATATTGTAATCTTCTTTGTCCCCATAATAA